CAACGATTTTATATGGTGGAGTATCGCAAGGAAGGTATCCATGCTAAAGCTCGGCACGCTGAAGAAATTAACGAAAGGAAACAAGCGACCGAATGAAAAAAAATGGTTTTAAAAAGTTTTTAAAGAAACAATGGAAATGGTTAGTAACCGGGGGTTTTTTCCTTATTTCCGGGTTGGTAGTCATGTTAATTGGCTTTACAATGACGGGTTGGTCACTAATTGAATGGATCAAAAGTCCATACGCAACTACAGTCTTGATTATCATGTTAATTGGCGGAGTATTATTGCTCTTGCTTTTGGTGGAAATGAAACGTCGTAGGTTGGGGGATGACGACTAATGAAAAAAGATAATTGGTTTAATAAGTTAGACAAGAAAAAAGTCATTAAAAGTTTTACGCTTGCATGGGGACTAATTCTAATCGTCGTCATGACAATTACAAATATTGGCCTCAATGAAGAGTTTAATTTTAAAAAGTGGCTTGGCGATACGCTAATCATTTTAGGTATTATTATTTTCGGGATGTTCATGGGAGAAAGTGTCGGTGAAGACGCCCAAAAAGAACGTTCTGGCGGTTTATATCAAAATGCACTTTTCGATTACAACGATTTATGGAAGAAAATCGAAGACCTTTTAATGTATTTTATTCAATTTTTTGGGTGGTTTGCGGTTCAAGAATTATTTAACAAAAAAGTTAATTATTTAGTAATGAATAATATAACGCAACTTAATGCCAAAAAAATTATTAAGTATTGTGCTATTGCGGATATTGAGGAGTTAGTGAAACGTCCAATTGAAAAGTTAGACTATGAAACGGGCGAAACAATTCGTATTGGCAAAATCAACGAAGAACAAGTCGAAGCCGTGAAGGAGGTCTTGCTTGGCAAAATTAAGCTTGACGCAAGTAACCCAAACTATTACATGAGTGCTTATGGTGTCAGTAATAACAAGTCTGTGCTTGAACAAGGTAAGCACTTAGACGAAATGATTAAGTTTAACAAGCGCGCAAGTCGGGGCATTAAGTTAGTGTTCTCAATTGTTGTGTCGGTTGTTTTTGGGTTATTAAGTGTTAAAGAGTTCATGAGCGGCGACGATATTCAAGCATGGATGAACCTCGTTATTCGGGTTACTTCGCTTATTACTTCGTTTTTAAGTGGTTGGTTAAGTAGTGTTGAAGACGTAAAACTAAAGGCGCTACAAATTACCAATAAGGTAACTGTTCTTCAACTTTTCAAGAATTCTTACGATAAAAAGATATTTATTCCACTTAATGAAGAGGAAGTTATTGCACAAGAATTAGAGGAAATTAAAGCGGAACAGCGTAATGATAGCGTTGAATTATCCGCTGAAACTGATAATGTTGAAAGAGAGGAAGTTACTAATGAGTGAAGAAAATAAAATCACGATTTTAGGTGATAAAGAAAAAGATTATTTAATGGCTAAATCAGCCGCTACATTACCTAAAAACCCAAGCGAACAAGGTTGGAGTTGGGACAAAATTCTTAAAACATTTCATGAACCGCTGCAAGTTATTTTTAAATGGTTACAAGCAACGCAAGGTGAAGCTGAATTAGAAATTCAAAAAATCTATAGCGATATTTACGATATTGTTAATGGTCAAACGACGGTTTCCAAAGCCGAAAAAGACGCTGAAGGAAATACCATTTTATATTACTATGCCCATAGATTAAGTATGCAATACGAAGAAAATAGCATTACTTTCGAACTACAAAACGGCGACGGCAATCCACTTAACGATGGAATAATTACCATTCCTCTTGTAACGACTGAAAACGACGGTTTAATGTCCACTATAGACAAAGAAAATTTAGATGGTTTGCTTGACGGTGAACGGACGGCGGATAAAGCTGATAAATCACGCAAAGACGATAAAGGGCGAGTTATTGAAAGCACCTACATTAGCGATTTTAATGGTGTAAATCGTGTTATCAATGCGAGCGATATTGTTTTCACTTTGAAAATTAAAACTCCAACGGGGGCGGAAAAAACGACTACATTTTCATTGCCAAGCGCAACACAAGTCGCGTCTGGTTTGTTATCAGCAACCGATAAAACACGACTTGATAACTTATGGGCAGTGTTACAAAAAAGCGATGACCCGAACTTTGTCGATACGATTAACGAGATTTTAGCCATTTTCGCAAACTACCCGCAAGGAATGGACATTATTGCTCAATTCGCCACAAAGGTTGATAAAGTAGCGGGAAAAGGGTTGTCCACTAACGATTACACTAATGAAGAAAAAAGTAAAGTCGCTAACGCTGCTTCGAAGGCTTATGTGGACGAAGGCGACGAAACGATACAAGCCCACGATTTAGACAATGCTACTGTCGAGCGTGTTATGTTTGTTATTGAAAACGGACAACCAATTTTAAGAATTGAATAAAAAGGAGAATAAATAAAATGGATCTTAATTTACCAAATAGAGAGTTGCAAGAACGGCAAGTAATAGCTCTCGAACAATTAGCACAAGGGAAGACGCCATTAAACAAAACAATTTATGGCATTCGTGGTTTAGGGCAAGAAAACCCGATTTTAACACGCACGTATGACGCAAAGAGCGTTACGCTCGATATTGTTACAAACGGCGATTTTAAGGAAGTTTACGCAAGTGACCAAGCATTCCAAGATTTCTTTAATTTCCCCGAACATACGGACGCTCTTGGCAATGTATTTATCACAATTACCCCAAAATCATTTAGGTTTGATTTAACAAGCAATGGTGAAATTATTGCCATTTCGGTCAAAGAATACGAAGATGGGGACGAAGAACTCGGTTTTCACGTTCATTCAGCGTTCAAAAAATGGGTTACGGAAACTGCTTATGATGGCGTTGGTTCTATTCAAATTGCCAAGTATAACAATAGTGCGTATGACGTTAATTATGATGATTACGCTGATGGAATTAGCGACATTGACGATATTCGTGTTCGCTCGGTTGAAGGCGTTACAACTGACCACCACTACGCAAGTTGGGATGACGGACTTTACATTGTTAAAAACACCCACTCCGATTACAATTTACTCCATTGGATGTATCTTGATTTAATGCGAATGTTAATGGTTATCTACTTTGCAAGAACTGATATTCACAACATGTTTGAAATTCCGTTTGACTGGGCTGGCGATAATTGGGAAGAAACTACAGAAAAAAGTAGTATTACGGGTAATACCGACGGAATGGACAGCCACACGGGCTTTAAGGCTGATACTCGGCAATACCGTATTTTTGGGTTAGACGATTTCATTACTGGAACGACAATCAATGGTTGTTATGTTGCACCCGGGCAACATATTTATAGCCATTTATTCCACTTTGACGCTCTTAATGACGACGGCGGACTTACTTCTTCATTGCCAAAATTAACAAATTACGGTGATGGCGACTTTGATATTATTACTAAACTTGGTTTCGATCCACTTGAACCAGCGTTTAAAGTTCCGGTTGCCTTGCGCCCAACAACAAGTGAAACGCCGGAAGATAGTGTTCAAAACATTTATTATTCATCCAAGGGCATTATTCCTTCGGATAGTCAAATCGCCGGAAACGAACAAAACCAACGGGGTCAATTATATGCATTTTCTTATAGAACACAGTATATATTCCCGGACAACGGTATTTTTTATTCCCGCTGGTACGACGGGTTCTACTACGCTTGGGACTACGGCTACTTCGCCTCCGCCCGCCTTTGCAAACCGCCCTTTTAGGGGGTTGGTAAGGGGGAGCATTCCCACTTACACATAAGTAAATAAAAAATTGGGGTCTATTCATAAGTGCTGGGGTTGAGGACTATTGTCCCGCTGGAACAACAGGTTCAACAACGCTTGGAACAACGACAACAACAACTCCGCCCGCATTCGCTAATAACGTAACGGATGAAAAATCAAGAGGTGTATAGATTCCATGCCGCAAGGCAAAAAGTAAATTCGACAAAGGGACGGGTTAGTAAGTAATTGAAAACCCGTTAGAATTAGCAAAGGAAAGGAAACAATGAAAACAGTAAAAAATATCTATTCCCGCATTGCCACAAAAGAAAACGTTTTAAGCGTGATTCAAAAAAGCAGTAAAGGGAAGAAATACGCTCATCAAATTGTGAAAAAACAAGATAAATATGTTGATTTCATTGTTCAAACATTAGTTTCAAAAGAATACTTGCTTCACCCCACAAAGACGGAAATTATCAAGGAGCGGGAAAAACCGCGCTTGATTACGAAAAGTCCATACTTCCCAAATAAGATTTATGACTATTTACTCGTTGACGGCATTAAAGAAGTTGTTGATAAGGGAATGTATAAATGGTGTGTTGGCAATGTTAAAGGACGTGGCAAAGACGTTGGTATCAATTATGTATTTCGCTACATTAAAGAATACAAATACGCGATCAAACTCGATATCAAAAAGTTTTATGACAACATTGATAAAGAAGTGCTTTATAACCTCGTCAGCAATCGCATTAGCGATACCGACTTTATGAATTTCTTTAAAGCAGTTATTGGTGATAACGGTAAGGGTATTGGGTTAGGGCTTAATTCAAGTCAATGGTTATCAAACTTTTACCTTCAAGAACTCGATTACTACATTAAACAAGAACTGAAAATTGAAAAATATGTGCGCTACGTTGACGATTTAGTGCTTATTAGTAATAACGCACGTAAATTAAAGCGGGCAATTGTGCAAATTGGTGCGTTCCTAGGCGACAAATTGAAGTTAACGCTTAAATATATACCCGAAGTAATAAATGTTGCCAGTGGTGCTTCTATTGAGTTTTTAGGTTATAAGATTTCTCGTAGAGAAATAACTTTAAAAAAAAGACTTTTTCACCGCTTTGTGAAACTTTATAAAAGAATGGTTGTTATTTCAAAGAAACGTGCGAAAACCGTCGTTGCTCTTTGGGGTTGGTTCGTGAAAACCACGAAATCTTACGCTTACTATGTTAAGTATTTACGGGAAATTATCTCGTTTACAAAAATTAAAGAAATATTAAAAGGAGGGTTCAAATATGAACTTGCAAGAAATTAAAAAACCGACATTTATTAACAAATTGTTAGAAAAAATCGAAGGCGTGGGTGTCCCCCGCAACAACATTGAAGCGATTTTCGTTGTTGGCAGCGGTCTTTATCTCACTAACCCACAAGATTTAGACCTAAAAGTTATCGTTAAACGCTATTATGTGAAAGCGGAAATTGGGCGAAACTTCGTGATAAATGGCGAAAAAGTCCAATGCCATTACTACACTAAAAAAGACTGGGCGAATATCAAAAAATACAAGAAGGACGCTCAATATATCGCCGAAGCACACGATATGGAACTTATTCATGGTAGCGGCGAAGGTGTTGTCCGTCATGACGTCTTAACCAATAAAGAAAATCAAAAGTATTTAATTGACATTTGGGGAAAACATTTCTTTGAACATGACCCCGAAGGTAAACTTTATAAGTTCGATAAAAAAAGACTTTGGAACTTTATTTTATTCGCTAATAAAGTTAACGGGCAAACACACGAAATAACTAACGCACAAAAATTACAAATGGATCAAGCACACGAAGGTCTTATTGACATTGAAGACTTACGACCAACATACAACAGTTTAAAAGCTTTAATTCAAGAATAATAGGAGGGCGAAGACATGGCGTTAAAAGATAAAGATAAAATTGGCTTCCTTTCGGACGAAGGGTCAGTTAATTACGAAGGTAATAAACCCGTCGACCTTTACGGCAGCAAACCTTTATTAGGGAGTCAACCTGGAAGTAGTGGCGGAAACGGAACAGTTTATGATGACGCTATGGCAAAAGCTTTACGCGAACAAAATTATAAGTCTTTTTTCGATACCGCCGTTCAACACTACAACGTGAAAGCAAACTCCGATAAGTATTTAGCCAACGAATTAGCGGCTAAAGGTTTAGGCACTCAAGGTTACGGCTCAACTGCGGCAGTTGGTGTCCAAAATACCGCTATGAACATGTATGCTCAAAATCTTGATAACTATAATAAAACGGAACAAGAAATTACCATGGGCAATTATGAACGCGCAGAACGCGAAAAATTAGAAAGTGAACAAAAACAAACCGAACTTGATAACCAAGTTGTTGGTTTTATTCAAAACGCAATTACTTACGGTGCGGATAAAGACGCCATTAACGGGCTTTTAGCCAATTATGGTTATATGGAAAAGGACGCTAACGGCAATTATGTCTTTACTGATAAATGGGAAGGGTTAAGTGACGAAAGCAAAGCCTACATTAGTAGTGTTATTGATTCCAAAGACTTCGTTGACGATCCAAATGCCGACATGCCGACTTATGGCACGGAATATAATTACGATAAAGGTAAAAACATTTCCGGTTATGACGCGGATGGCAACCTTGTGAAGAGAAAAGGTTGGTTTAATGACGAAAACTCTTACATGAATACTGCTATTGAAAAAGGTGAAGTTAAACCCGGAACTTACATTGCGTTAGTTAATAGTAAAGGCGAACGCCTTTATATCTATTACGGGACGGACGGCAAAATGTATAACATGTCGCATGAAGAATATTATAAAAACGCAACTAATGAAAACTCCGTTTATTTCCAATACAATAAAAACGGAAATAAAACGTCAAATGCTCAAAGTGGTGTCTATAAATAATAAACGAAAGTGGGTAGAACATGTCTGATTACAGCAAATCACGAAGTGACTATCTCAAAATAATGTATGGGGGCGTGCGCAAAGGAGTTGATTCATTGCAAATCAACGCGGTTAATGACAACTCCTATGAAGCCGCTTCGCTTGAAAGCCAAGCAGCAATGGAACAAGCGGCCGCCGTGCTTGAGAAATCGCCCGACGTTAATCGTAACTGGTGGCAAAGAATATGGGATACAGTGCGCGAACAAAATCAAAACATTTCGCGGGGTCTTTTAAACTTTGTTGACGATATTGGTGATCTCGTTTTTAACGTGGCTGACTGGGCGGGCGGTGGTGTCGAATGGGCGCAAACAGCGCGTGATTATGACTGGGTTTCACCCGTTCAAAAATATATGTTACTTAGTGACGCCTCTGCCATGTTAACCGGCGATATTTTCACAAAGGAACATTGGACGGGTTGGTCACCGGAAGAAGCGCGAGCAGCCCAAGAGGCAACCGCTTTAAGTTCTTATACTTCCGGTCTTAAAAATGTTAAAGTTTTTGGAACGGATGGTCAAAGTTTTGTTCGTGGTCTTGGCGAAGGTATTGGTTATCTTTTACCAAGCATTGCTGTTGGTGTGTTGACGGGAGGAACTAGTGCCGTCGCTCAAGGCGCAACATGGATACCAAAAGCCGCTTCATTAGGAACAATGGCCGCCGGTGCTTTCGCTGGTAAGACAAACGTCGTTTATCAAGAAACGGGCGAAATGGGTAAAGCTGCATTGACCGGGTTAGCAAGCGCTGCCGTCGAAGTAGGGACGGAAATGTTGTTCCCCGGCGGCAAAGTTGCTGGTGTCATTGGTGACGCCACAGTAACAACAACTTTTAAAGCTTTTGCTAAAGAAGTTGCTAAAGAAATGGTGCAAGAAGGCGCTGAAGAAGCAATTTCGGGCATTTTAGAGCCATTAGTAGATTCTATTTGGCAAGGGAAAAATGCTTTTTATGATGAAAACGGCCGTATAGTTTATGGCACAAAAGATTTTTGGTTTAGTGGGGAAAATAGTGTTTTAAGTCAAGCTGCAAGTGGTGCAGCAATTGGTGGTATTTTAAGTGGCGGGTCAACCTATATGAACAGTTTACAAGCCAAGAAAGCGTATGGCACTAATGGTGTTAATATTATGAATAATATGGCGGAAATTAGCAATATTTACGCGGAAATGAACAATTTAGAGCAACAAGGAAAACAAAATAGCAAACAATATCAACAATTAGCGGAACAAGTCGCCAAACCTTTAGCGGAATTATCCGGTCAATTACAAGCATTAAAGGATGGAAAACTTAATTTAACGGAAACACAAAGAAAGAATATTGGCCAATTATTTAGTGATCCACAAGCACTTAATAAAGCTATCGCTAGCGAAAGTGTCGATAATTATATTGGCGAAGCTATTAACGAGTTTTCTTCACGCGAAAAGGTCACAACGCGTAATCTATTTAATGAATTACAAAATAAATTCGGCACTGATTTTTCGCTTGAATTCGTGGAAATGAGTGGTGACGCCAAAGCAAGTTTTGATAGTAAAACTAATGTTATTAAAATCAACACAAAATACACTAATCAATTCGCTCCCGCTTTAGCGCATGAGTTTATTGGTCACGTTATTGGCGACACAATGGACGCCAAAACGCGGACAAGTTTAGTAACAAAAATTACTGGGACACAGTGGTATAAAGAAAATGGTGCTAAGCTTCGCAAAGCTTATACCAACTCGGCCGAATATAAATCACTACAAGAAGCTGGTAAAAAAGCTTATTGGCATAGCGAACTTATCAATAATTATATTGAGGCACAACTAGACCAAGGGTCAAACGCTAAATCAATTAAAATGATAAGTGACGCTTTTTTACGTAACACGCTTTTAAATCGGTTAAGGGCTAATTTCTCAAAGTTTAATAACTATAAACTCATTAAAAATAACGCTATTTTAAGCGAATTCATTAAAGGGGTTGAAACAACGTTCCAACTCACAAATAAAACCGCTGGCGTAGCACTACAGAAGTTTTTAAAAGGCGAAACTTTAACTGAGCTTGAACAAAAGTTATACGAAAAATACCAAGATATTTTCGACTTTGTTAAAGAGGTGCAAACCCAAGAAGTATTTTCTAAAGATACCAGCGAAACAAATAATACTCCCGCTAAGGTTGAAACTGGCCAAAAAGTAGATGTCGAAGATCTTACGCCTTATGAAACTAATAAAGCAAAAGTTATCAAAGAAGCAGCACAAGAAAAGGTCGGACAACTCATTAAAAATATTAAAACAGTTGAAGATATTTACCGCGCTATCGAAGGTGGCATTAGTGAAATGCTCGGCGAAGAGTTTAAGATTAAAAATATTAAAAAGAAAGCTCGTTTACTTTTTGAAGAATATAATTTATCGCCGGAAAAACTCAAAAAAGGTAATGTCACGAAATTTGTTAAAGACCTCTTAAATGTTGAACTACTTGGCACACATAATCTTGGGGACGGCACAATTACTTATGGTGATTATCTTCGATACAAAAAAGGCATGGGTTTAAATCAAATACTAGCCGAAGGAACGGACTTATTTTATGATGCGCTTTCTTCACAAGCAGTTGATAGCAAGACCACAACAAAAATGAATAAACTCATGAAGTGGCTCAATAGTGCTTTAGACGTAAATACCGAACTTCGCGCCACTATTGACTTTATTAAAAAGCTTAATACCATTAAAAAGAATCTTGGCAACGCCGTCGCAAAATATGGTAATACGGGTAATCTTGATACGTCCGCTGGTATTAAAGGGTTATTTAACCAATACTTTAAACAATTTGGCTTCACTAACCGCGGTTATTTATCAATGACTAACATTACAAGACTACAAGTCATGATCAATGAAGGAACGTTCCAAAACTTTATTAACAGTATTTTAAACCCTTATAAAGAAACCGTCGGTTTAAGTGGTTTACAAACGCAAGCGGACGCCATTGTTGAACTTGCTACTGATTTAGCGGGTAGTCGCACAACGAAACAAACACACATGACTTACGCCCAAGTTGAAGCCTTTAATAATCTAAATAAGGCTATTTATAAACTATATCAAGAATATAGCGCGGGCGCGCGTGAAGCAGTGCGTATTAAAGCCACTAAACTTATCGAACGTGCAAAAGAAGTAAACTCACGGGTTAATTCACTTGGCATTAGTGGTAAGCTTAAGGCCGCCCTTTTTGACGCATTAAGTCCAAAGGATATTATCGCCTACATTAGCGGTGGCACAAACACGGAAACGTTTAACTATCTTTATACGGAACTTATTAAAAAACCTTATGAAGCGCAAATCGGCAAATACGTTGATTTTCTTGAGAAGCGCGATGGTTTAATCAAAGAATTAAAGAAAAAACAACATACTAAAGTTACAGTTGACGGCGTGAAAATGTCGAAATATTCGCTTTATCAATTTTATTTAAATATGCTTTCGCCAGATAACTTGGTGCGGATGCAAAATAGCAATCTAACTTATACAGATAAAAATGGCATTAGTAAACGCGTATCATTTAAAGCTATGGAAGCAGCCACAAATCAATATTTAACAGCCGCTGAAATTGCTAATTTAGACGCAGTCTTTAATCTCTATAATACCGACGTCAAAACGTATGTCGAAAGTATGAGTGAAAAGATTTTAGGCTTTAGTGTTTCGCGTGAAAACTATTACCCAATTGTTTCAAGTGACGCATTTAAAATCACGGACTTTACTAACCCCGCTACTCAAAAGTTTAATGTTAACGCCCTTAATAATGGCCGTTTATTAAAATTAAGTAATCGCCACACAGTTATTGAAATCAATGTTAACCCCATTAACCTTTTCAACTCTTATATTGAAAGTATGACCATTACCGGCGAAATTGGTTTACCAAGTCAAGAGTTAAGTCGTGTTATGCAACTTAAAGACGCTAGTGGAGATAATTTCATGAGCGTTATTCAAGGTTATATGCCAAACGCCAAAACTTATATGGCTTCAATTATGAATAAACTCATTGGTAATCAAGAAGTTATTGATCGCAGTTCTTTCTTTGACAAAATGGTCGGGAAGTTTTCAACTGCTACGCTTGGTTTTAATGTCCGTTCAATGTTCAAACAATTCGGTTCATATTTCACAGCATGGGAAAAAGTTGGTTTTACAACGGGTCTTAAAACATTTCTCAACCCAACGTCGTTATATCGAGTATTAAAAAATCGGGCGTATATCATGGAAAATAACGCAGTCTTTAGAAATCGTGTTTATAACCATGAATATATTCGCGGTGCTACACTTTCGGGCGGTGTTGCCCAATTTACAAGTAACACTATGCAAAAACTTGTTAGCTTCTCGCTTAAGGGCATGGAGTTCATGGATCGTATGACCGCTTACTCAACTTTTGCTTTAGCGGAAGAATATGTTAAAAAGACACACGGTTATAAAATCGGGTCACAAGAAAACTTAAAACTTGCTAACGAAATGTTTACGGACTTTATTTTAGAAACACAGTCAAATAGTGATCGTATCGCCATGAGCCGTATTCGCGCTGGCGAAAAAGGCGCGATTATGAAAAACCTCTTTGGGTTATTCCAAAGTGACGCCCAAAATAAAGCCGGGTTACTTTTCAATATTATCAATGATATGAATAATCAAGTTAAAGATATTAAACAAATTAAGGCCGATTTGTCAAAAGCAACTGACGCCACTGTCCAACAAAGTTTAAATGGCCAGCTTGGCCAACTTACTGCAAGTCAAAAGAAACTTGGTAATCGCGCTCGTGCATATTTTGCTGGGTTAGTGTTAAGCGGTATCGTTAGCATGTTGGCCGATTTAATGGCCGACTGGTTATATGACCGGGAAGAAATCGAAGAAATTGACTATGCAAATAAAGCGCTTGAAATACTTTTAAATAGCACTATCGACTGGATACCTTATTTTAATAATATTTATAACTGGGTCGAGTTCGATGGAGCAACCTTTGCGCCAATTGAAAACATTAACGATTTCATTAGTGCTTTTAAAAATCTTACTGACGGCGATATTAAGCAACAAGATATTATGCAACTTGCCTTAAAGCTTGCGGAGTTAATGGGGTTACCCGCTAATAACGTGAGTAAACTTATTCAAGGTTTTTTAGGCAATTTTAAACCCGAATTAGCGTATCAATATAAGAGTGTTTTATATGGAGCGTCACAGTCTTATTTAGGGCGTGAAGTCACGGAAAATATCGAACGCGGCGACTATACAAAGGCGCAAGCTGCCTTAAGTTTCAACTATCAACTTTATAAGTTTGATATTGACGACGAAGTAGCTAAAGAGTTAATAGAGTTCAAGAAAAACGGCATTGACATTTCCATTGGTAATACGCCAACTTATTATACGGATGATGAAGGCGTGAAGCATGATTTAAACGCCCAACAAATAGCGGAATTCAAACGTGTTTATAACGTCGCAAATACTGTCATTAAAGACACAATGAAATCAAGCATTTATCAAAAACTCTCACTTGAGGAAAAAGCGAAAGCGATCAAGAAAATTAGTGACGTTTATTATGAAATCGCCAAAGGTTCGGCCACAAGTCGTTTAGCGTTACTTGTCGCGAAAACACAAAACAAAGTTAATACGGGTTTATTCGCCTCTACTATCGTTTACTTACAAAGTAAATATGAGGGCGTGCCAAATCGTAAAGAAAGACTAATTGCGGAACTTAATAAAATGAGTGGACTTACACGGAGTGAAAAACTCTTGATACTCAACACAATGGGTTACGCTATCGCCGAAAATAATCAAGGTGCGGTAATTGCATACCTTCGTAAGCTTGGTTTAACCATTAACGAAGCCAATAGTTTCTTTAAATAAATTGCTACTCGTTTTTCTCCCCAAATGCTACCCACTAAACAAAAAAAGCACATTATATGTGCTTTTTCTATCAAATGGAGCAGGTGACGGGAATTAGGTTAAGTGTAGCACTATCTAACAATAAGTGCATATAATCATACATTTTCACTTTATATCGCAATACTATGTAACACTATTTACCACTAATTGTCTGTTTTTTTGCTACCCAAACCACGTTTTTTAATAATAATCGTAGGGATAAGTGTAACGACAAAGCCGGCAATACCAACGATAAAGATAATTCGATAACCTAAATTGTCGGGATCATTTAGAAAACCAGCTACAAAACCGAGCATTGCAATAAATAAGAATACCCAGTTTGAGATATTTAATGCTTTAAGCCATTTTTCTTTTTTCATAATTTTAGTTTACCATACTTTCAACTATTTTATTAGCGTCATTTATAATTCGTTCGCCATATCGTTCAAAGAAGTTACAAATAAGCTCTTCTTCTAAATTTACTCCTCCGCCGAAACCATAATACCAAATGTAAGCGTGTGTAAGTTCGTGAATAGCAACCGCTTTTATATCGCTTGCGTTTTTTAGTATGCGAATAGTATTAGTGTCAGCGTGAAACGTTCCGTCGTTATTACCTAAATAATCAACGATTTCAACAGTAACTTGTTGTTCATTTATTGTTAGATTCATCTTGTTTTTCCTCCTTTATTGGTAGTCCCAATTTTACCCATTCTATCAATGCTTGGGTTGACAACTTGTAGCGCTCATTACCTTGTATGCGGTAATATACAATGCGCCCATTTTCTTTCGTTTTTAATATGTAATTCACTTTGGTTGTTCTTCTTCCGGAAGCAATTCAACAAAATAGGAAAGTTCCTTTTTTCCCGAAAATTGACATATAAGTTGTCCGCCGCAACAAGGGCATTCATCCGTCTTTAAATGTGGTCTTCCATACCCTCCTAATAGTGTTGCTTTCGTGCCTTTTTTCGCTTCGCATTTATCGCAACAATAATCTAACCATTCGCCGTTTACTTGCTTAATTCTCCAGCCACATTCCGTTAATTCTTTGTTAATTGATTTAAACTCAGTTCTTTTAAAATTGCGTTCTTTTCCGCAAGCGTCACAAATAACCTTTGTTCGGTCAAAAAAGTAATTAGCTTCTTTCATTTTATTTACCGCCAAATAAGGCTTTATAACCTTCTTCAAGAGTTTTGTAGTATTGTCCCCAATGCCAACTATTTACCGGTTTTCCAATGCCGTTGTCGTCTTCAATGTTTGCGACAACAAACTTTAGATCATTGCTGGTAAATAAATACAACCCTTTTTCTTTGTTTCTTGCTAACAAATATTTCATTATTCTTCCTCCGTTCTTAACTCGTCTAACAAGTAACTATTATCTATTTCTTCATTAGTGTTTTCGACTTCGTTTGGTATATCTAACAATTGTCTAAAGATAGCTTCCAAGACTGGCACGGGAATTGAATTACCGGCCAAGACATAAAGATCTGTTTTCTTGATGCCACGAGCAATAATGTTGTCGTAATCTTCGTCAGTAAAACCTTGAAGCCGAAAACATTCTCGCGGCGTAAGATAACGAAACATTAGATTCCAATTTTCCATTTTTCCTATTTGTGGCACAGCACTTGCGGGAATAGTCCCAACAAAGTTTTCAAGCTTCCACGCTCGATTATGAAAACCATTGATAAGCTTGTTATCGCTTTTGCGTGGATATGTATAAAAGTTTTTGTAATCTTTAAAAACTACGGTTGTATTCCACCGCATTTGCACGGTTGTTATCGTATTTACATAGGTGACAGCAATTTTTGTTTTGCCATTCTCTATTGACTTAATCATTGAAGGTTGTGTAACTGTAAATTCGTTTGTTTCCATGAAGACGGGGTCTTTGTCGATAAACTCAATAAGCGGCCGCATAGGAACTTTAACAAGTTTTAAAAAGTCAAAGCGTTTGTTAATATCTTTCCTAATGCTTACGCAGTAAATACGATTACGACTTTGCGGAAGTCCAAAGTCAAGCGAATTCAAAATCGCCCACTCATTTTTATAACCCAAACGTTCCATTGTCGCTAAATAGTGGTTAAAATGTTCGATATGTTTTGCCCTTAATAGTCCAGGAACATTTTCCCAAAGAACATATTTAGGACGTGGTTTAAGCTCACTCTCAATAATTTCAAGTGTTCTTTGATAAAGTATGCTGCGCCCAGTATTTATATCGTTTCGGCCAGCGCTCGAAAAATCAACACAAGGAGATCCGTGCGCTAATAAATCAACGTTTAGATTCCACTTTGTTATATCTTGTGGCTTATAATTGTTATCAAACATAGCGTTGTATGCTTGCACTGCATAAGGTAAAATCTCAACATAATCAATTGACTTAACGTCAACACCGACGTTTTGAAGCGCTTTGCGGGGCGCTCCTATTCCACCGAAAAGTTCAAGTAGTTTCATAATAAGTTGCTTAAATCTTTCTTTTCTTTACTTTGTGTATAGTGAATGTAGTATTCCATTGTCGTATTCATTGAGGCGTGGCCTAAATGAGCTTGCACTTCCCGAATATCGTAATTTTTATCGAACATACGCGTTGCGAAAGAGTGCCGCAAGCCGTGCAGCGTGATATGCGGAATGTCCGCGATTTTAATATGTTTATTTACTACTCGACGAATTGTATTGCGTCCGATATGTTTATTATTAACGCTAATGAAAATAAACTCGTCATTGTTAATAGCGCGTTCATTTATATAGTTTTCAAGCTCTCGCATAAACGCTTCCGGTAAATGGATCGTTCGTTCCGTGCCGGTCTTTGTGCTTTGTTTAAACTGGCCGAAGCTATCAATTTGTGCGTCGATTAAAATTGTATTATTTTCAAAGTTTAATTTGTTTCTTTTAATAGCTTGCCATTCACCAACCCGGAGCGCGCCATAAAACATTGTTAACACGGGAATTTTCCATTCCGCGTCACCTTCTTCGCTATCAAAGGCAGCGATAAACTTCCGCACGTCTTCTTCGCCGTTAACAAAGAAATTTTTGTTATTTTTTTCTTTTCTATTTTCTTTGAGTGGTTCGAGAAGGTCGAGTAATTCATCCGCCAAGTCACGATTAACGAAACGGCGTTTTTTAGCGAACTCTAAGAGTTTACGAACCGCTGTTAATTTATTATTAACTGTGCGTGCCGTTAACCCTTGTGAAGTTAAGTTAATACGAAAGCGATCAATGTTGTGCATGGTAAAAGCTTTCTCGCATTGTAACGCGGGACTTATAATCGGGAAGAAGTAGTTTTTATATGATAATTGATAATTATAAATAGTATTGTTATCAATATTTTCACTTTTTCTAACTTGATAAAAGAATTCGGTTAATTCCGTTAGTGTTATGCTGTCGCCGCCCGAATACGCTACTTTTCTTTTTTCTTTATCTTTTTCGATTTCGTCGTATTCAATGGACTTCATATAACGAATACCGACTGAAAGAACCCAGTCTTTATTACGAATATTTACGTTCTTCCAAGTGCCATTTGGCAGCTTGTATTTATAATTTATGTAAAATGTTTTTCTTTTATTGTCTTTTACAATTGCCATTTTGCTTGTTTAATCTCCTTTTTATTTTTTCTTTTTCGTGAGATTTTGTGCTAAAATGACAATGGTTGTATGCAAAGATTTTGTCATTAAATCTCACAGCCGGAGAACCGCGTAGTAACTTTGCCGAGTTAGCGGTTCTTTCTTTTTGTTTATTTGAAGTATTCTTTAATAAACTTTAATAGCTTTTCAAGTTCGTGAATGTCCATGCGGTCAATTTCCTTAATAATTTCGTTACGCACTGTTAGGTCAATACCCGCTTTTTCTTTAGCAATGCGCGCGGATCTAAAGAGTTTATGACGCCCGCTATATTCTTTAATAATATGTTCGGGCAAGTTTATCACGAGTTCGGAAGAACTATCTTTGATAATAATAGTTTCCTCAATATTGTGCTTACTTAATATTTGGTAATATTCTTCTTCGCTAATGAAGACGTGATCTTCGTCATCTTCCGAGCTTTCAAAGTATATGCCAATTCCACTTTTTGAGTATCCGAGTAGATAATCGCTCCTTACGTCGAAGAAGTCCGCTAGTTTAAGAATATGCAGTTCTCTAAACGGTCTTTCACCTTTTTCTAATTTATGAAGAACCGTGTAAGAAATATCAACATAATCTTCTAACTTTCTTAATGTTAGTTCGGCGCGTTCTCGCAACCTCTTTAATTTATTCATTTTACCTCCTTCCTTAAGATAACCTAATTTTAAAACAATTTTGCCATCGTGTCCACAAATATAATACATTTTCCATTTTTGTTGACAAATTAGCAACAGTAATTTACAATGGTGTTATCAAATTGAAAACAAGGGGAAGTAATGAAACTTATTGATCGAACGAAGTTACGAAGAGCAATGTTTACAAACAAGTTCTCTCATGCAAAGTTAGCGGAAGAAATCGGATGTTCACGCGCGTCTATCTATAATAAGGTAAACGGCGTTCGTGATTTCTCGGAAAGTGAAACCGTTAATCTTTTAAAACTTTTCGGAAGTTCAATTTTTTTTACTGACACTTGTCATCAAATTGACAACAAACCCAAAAATTAAATGAAAGGAGGAAAGAAAGCGTGACAATTGAGCAATTAGAACCCTATTTATTAAAAGTCAACTATACGGGCGAAGACGTGCGGGCATTAAAAGGAATAAAGAAATCAATGGCAAACCGCATTATGAAAGAGTGTCGAGAAAAACATAGCGGCGCAGTTCTAGGCCGCCCATACGTCATTACCGCGAAAAGTTACTGGAAACGGGAAGGGACTACAATTGAAGAACAATTACGACTACTCGCTATCGCAAAAGGAAATGGGTAAAGAGAAAAAATTATATACTCGTCAAACCTTTGGCTCAAGAGAAGAATGGTTGGGATCGCGCGGAATGGGCGGAAGCAGTGCAAGTGCTATTTTAGGGGTCAACCCTTGGAAGAGTAAACTCGAACTATATAAAAGCATTGTCGCACCGGCCGAAAAAAATATCAAAGTAGAAACCGCACCGAACGAAGCTATGCAATACGGGATATTAAGCGAACCACTTATTAGAAAACAATTCGCACTCGACCATCCACAATTCAAGGTTATTGCACCACGTAGTTTCGAAATGTTTCGCCGTATTGATAAGCCATATCTAACGGCAACGCTTGACGGACGGCTGCTTGAAACCGCAACCGGACGCAAAGGAATTCTCGAAGTTAAGACGCGTGACATTAGAAACCGTGCGGACGACCAAGATTGGCAAGGACAATTACCACAAAACTATTTCATTCAAGTCATGCACTACTTAATGGTGATGAATGACTTCGACTTCGCGATCGTTGTAGCAAAATTACGTTTCTTCGATTATTTCCATGAAGAAGGCAAAAAGTTGTTACGAACTGAAACGCGTTATTACCACATTGAACGTTCCGAAGTAGCGCAAGATATTGAAAATCTCGAAAAATTAGAAACGCACTTCTGGGAAAACAATGTGTTAAAAAAAAGACTTCCAAAAGTAGAAATTACATTTTAAGAAAGGAAAAAGAAAATGGAAGAACAAACAACAAAAACGTTTTCTCTCTCGCCTATTCTCACTGACGAAAAAGTCATTGTGATTAAAGACTTTGAAGAAAACAAAAAAGTTGTCATTGATTATATCGAAGGTAAAACTCTTATTGAAAAAATCGAAGACGACGAAACAAACAAAGCAGTTAAGGCCGACCGGACGGAAATTCGTAAGAAGTTAGATTTAATAAAACAAGCACGAATTTCAATTGTAAAACTTTACACCGGGCAATTCGAAACCCAACTTAAAGAGTTTGAAAAACTATTAAGTGAGGGTGACAGCAAGTTAAAGGCGTTAGTTGACGACTATGCACTTAGCAAAAAGGTTAATGAACCGCCAAAACCAAAAGCCTTTACGCTCACCGTAAAAGGTTATGACGAGAAGGCGATTAACAAGATCCGTGACGCCGCTATTAAAGCCGGTTTATCCGCGGAATTAAAATAGGAGGAAGAAATGAGCTATCCACAAAACACAAAACCAACAAGCGCTGCATTATCACCACTTAATAAAGCGGAAGTAGCTGCCGCTATTGGCGATTCAACTATTGCCGATAGTATTTTAAAAAACTTTGCACTACTCGTTGGGCAAGAACAATTAAAATTCCCACAAAATTACGCCTTAGGAAATCAATTAAAACTTGCTTATCTTACTATCTCACAAAACTCCGCTTTCCGCGGTGTTACGCCAAATTCCGTCGGCCAAGCGTTGTCCCACATGGCGCTTCAAGGCTTGGAAATCGACAAGAATCAATGCTACTTCATCAAATATGGCAACGAACTAAAAATGTTCCGGTCTTACTTTGGCGACGTCGCCGTAGCATATCGAACGGGACTTGTTAAAGATATTAAAGCGGTTGTGGTCTATCAAGACGACGAATTCGAAACCGGTATTGTTAACGACGAAGAAGTCGTGATTAAACACACGACCAAGTTCGTTAATCGCGACAAACCAATTGTCGGGGCTTATGCCGTGGCAACTCTTCCCGACGGCAGCAAACGTTATACCGTCATGACTAAGAAGGAAATCGAAGCTAACTGGAAGAAATCGACCAACCCGAATAATAGCGTTCAAAAAGAATTCCCACAAGAAATGGCAAAACGCACCGTCATTCGCCGCGCCGTGAAAATGCTCTTCAACAGTGCTAATACGGAAGATAATTATATCTCGGCCGTTGTCGGTTCTTATAACACAACGACTGAAGACGAATATGAAAAAACGCCAATTGCCGCCGGTAAAACCAACGTATCAAATACTATCGATCTACCGGACGACTTCGAGGAAGAAGCACTACCAGCGGAAGACGATTTACCTTCAAGTTTCGACGCCGAAACTGGCGAAGTTAACGAAGAAGAAACCGATTTATTAAGCGGCCTAAAAGGCTAGTAAAAATATGGGGGCGGGTTACTAAGCTCGCCCCTTAGAAAGGAAGAATATGGCGAGTAAACGAATGATCGCAAATGACATAGTTGGTAGCGACGCATTTACTGGAATGAGCGTATCGGCGCAAGCTTTATACATGCAAATTTTAATGAATGCTGACGATGATGGTTTTTGCGATAACGCAAATAAATTAGCAATTTTAATCAATGCTAAAAAAAATGCGATAAATGAGCTATTCGATAGAGGCTTCATAATTGGCTTCGCGGAACGTCGCGGTTTAGTTGTGGTGAAGCACTGGCTCATGCACAACACGATACGCACGGAAAGATACAAAGTAACAAACTACGTGGAATTTGCACGGCAATTAGAGATAAAACCAAACAAAAGCTATACAAAGTCCGGCGAAATGTTACTTGACGAATTCGACGATAGCGGTAATGTTCCGTGGCGGCCACTTAATCAAAAAAATGACGGCGAGTGGGTGCCATAATGTCGGACATTTTGGCACCCAAACGGCAACCAAATGACACCCAAACGCTGACAAAAAACGGCGTAGGTTTAGGTTTAGTCTTAGGTTTAGGTTTAGGTATAGGAATATAAACTCATTCATTTCATTCATTCGTTCAAAAGTGACCGACCGAATGAGAGAGTGAAAGAGCAATTTAATTTAATGAAAGGACACTTAAAAAATGATTAAAGTATTACAACAAAAGCTAATGCAATGTGGTTATGTGACAAATGATATTAGTGATAAAAATGTAAGACATGAAATCACCCTTATTTTACAAGAAGGCTTAAAGACTTATGGCAACAATATAATGCTCGTCGCCGTTGAACGCTTTGCGCAAATATACGAAGACCGCAGCGGCGAGAAGATCATTAAAAAAGTCCCGTATTTTAAGAAAGTATTCAAACAAACGCTGGACGAAGCTTTACTTCCAAATAACGAGTTCGAAGAAGTGGTAATCAACGACGCTACGATCAAACAAACAATAATCGCAATAATCGAACGTGCAGTAATTCTTACTACGGATGGAAAGACAGCGTATAACCCCCTTAAAGAAAAAACACCCGGGAAATCACCGCATCTTGACATTCCGGACAACCTTTACATAAAAGCACACGAAATGATTCTTGATTACGATTACTTCTTTGAACCGCTTATCGAACGAGCGCTAGCAATTAACGAAGGCTTTGAAGGATCTGTTAAAGAGGAAGTAGAAGCAATTTATGATGAACTCGATAAGTTTACGGAAGAATACGCACTAGAAAAGTTTATGGAACAGTTCGGATACTTAATGAAATAGAGGCGGCAACCTCAAACAAAAATAACGAAAGTGAGATTTAATGACATGCAAAAATTAACCCCCCATTTATGGCGACTATACGACAGTATCAAATTAGCGACGTCTTTTGGCAAATCGCTAAACGTTGAAGAAATCGCAAATATGTTTCCCGATCAATACGAGTTCCGGAAACAAAAAGGCAATTACTCAAATTGCCCACAACTTTACAAAGATATTGACATTATCAATGCAAGCCACGAAGTAGAGAAAATCATTATCAAGAAAAACAACAACTTCCGCCTTGCAACAGTTGAAGAGGCAATTGAATATCACAATAAGCTTGTTAAACGGTTAAAACATTATCGCGACAATGCTTTAGCGGTAAAGTTCAAAATTAGTCAAGACGGCCAAGGAAAATTGTTATCGGCGCAACTTCACCCCATTGACGAAGATTCAAAAGCGCGAGAATTCAAAGAAAGTTTCGTGAAATAGTATGAAATCTTGGAATACTGTAAACCTTCTGTTCTTTGTTGGTATGATAACCGACCAACCACGTTTCAAGAAAACCAAGAATGGCGCACTAATTACGGAAGCGCGTATCCGCGTTGACGAACGTTTTGGGAAAACCAATTCAAAGAAACAAGACATTTATCTTGACGTAATCGCCTTTGATAAAAATGCTTTAGCGCTGAATGTTGTCGCAAGAAAAGGTGCGGTTGTCTTTCTTGAATGTCACGCCACTAATATCCCCGGCATAGACAAAGTTACTGGCGTAGATATTATCGAAATCAAAATCGTAGCGGACAAGTTTCAAGTCTTAAAACAAGCACCCAAAGACCCGGACTATACTCCGTTATTTAATTCAACAGTCGTTCATGAAATCACCAAGTTATACGGCAAGCAAACGCTTGAAGAAAATATCTATGAATTGCTCGAAGCGATCGAACCATCTAAATACGGCGTCAGTCTTGATGATGACGAAGAACTTTACGACCATGAAGTAAAAATCTTTGAAGACGAAGACGAAGAAGATGACGAAGCTGAAGAAGAAACGGAGGACGAAGAATAATGGGCGGTAACGGATCTCTTAAACATTTAAGTCAAGAAGATAAAACCGATATTTTAATGGAAATTGAATTCTTTTTTAGTCCAAATGGTTTTATTGACGGGCTAGGACTTTATGAACGTTTCGAAAGTCTTCTGCATATACAAGGCAATTTATCATTGGACTATCGAAAGTATTTACGGGAAAGGAGAAAACGGAAATGAAACAAACGAAACCAAGATACAACGAGCTAATTGACTACTTTTGCGGACTAGTCGGTGTCATTCAAGAGGGCAAAGAACTAGCGGTATTAGAAATTAACGGCACGCAAGTTTTAGTGCCAATTACGACGTATGAAAAAGCTTTCTTTAATCAAGACGAACAAAACATTTTCGAACGTTATCACGCCACAAAAGGCAAAGCGGTTGAATTCATCGTATTTCGGAGTAACGACCATGGACAACTTTAGATTTACGGACGACGAAAGCAAACGACTTCATGAACTTGAGGCAAACGAAAAAGAAGCAAGGTTATTCATTGAAAAAACGACATGCTGGAAAGTCAAGAATGATCGCACCAAACAAATTGAACGAATTAAAAACGAAAGACGGCGCATACACGCGGCCGCAAAAAGAAGGGGAACTCAAAATGAACAACAGTAAACAACCACTAACGCTTAAGGCGTTAAACGAAAAAATCGAAGCTCTAACTAACAAGTTAGATTTATTACTTACACAGAAAATGGAAAAAGACCCGATTGTTTATAGATTTGAACACGACGGGAATTTCAACGACATTAAAGTTACGAATGGACTACCACCGATTATCACAACGGAAATAACTGACGAAAATGGTAATGTGTTCGTTAATTTTCCTACAATTTATGTTGATTGGGTTAGTGAAGTGTTAGCAATTTCGCTTGAAAAACTTTCGGGGTTTATTGAATTGACACCGCAACGTATTTCAAAATACAAGAATGCTTTAATTGACGGCAAAGTCCGGAGTATTAGCGGAGTAGCACCAAATTTTAACCAAATGAGTTATCTTCGCTTTGAAGAGTTTATCAAATGGGCGGGCGGCGAAATGCTGAATTGGAAAACCGTGCTTTATCTTCAAATCTTATGGCTCTTTACCAAGAAGACCAAAGAAACAAAAGGAGAAGATTACAACTGGAATACGGAACGCTACACGGGTTATCAAAACACGGGCAAAGGCATTGGCGAGTTTTTAGGTATTGAACAACTTTTCAGTGGTTATACATTATTTAGTCTTGAAAATAACGATGACCCACTGTTCGAGTTATTCAAAAAAATGGGAATGGAAACAGCGGAAGATTATAACGACAAGTTCGGTTATTATAGAAACTTCTTCGATACCCGCTGGTTCGGCAGGTTCGACGGCGCTTGGGACGACGGCGGCTCCGCCCGCCTTTGCAAAAACCCTTTTGAAGGGGTCGAAGGGGAAGACCTTCCCTTTCAAGACGTCAAGGAATAATAAATGACAAAAGTTATTATCACGGGTATTGTTGCCGAAGAACCAAATCGAACGAAATTGCCGAGCGGCCGTGATAAAGTTTCGGTTGTTGTCGTTGAACAAACCATGACTTATGGCAAAAAGTTTCGGGAAAATCGTTTTCAAGTCGTCTTCACCGGCAAACGAATGAAGCAAGTTAATGATCCCAATATTGGCCGCGGTGATACAGTTGCTATTGTTGGTCAGCTTAATGGCATTGAACGGCGGGGGAAATTCCTTCATTACATTTACGGCCAACAGCTCATTGTTGTTAACAAAATCAAAAGAGAAGAGAAGGGAGCGGAGCATGAATAACGAAGAATTAACAGTGACAAAAACTGAAGACACAAATATAGCGGAAAGGATACGTAAGACGCTGCTTCACGCTGAGCTTCGTTATATGCAAGCCGAAACCCAAATGCTCGTTGCGAATGAAGATTACAAAAAGTATAGTGCGCTTGGCGGCGTCACAAATCAGCGGAAAGCCCAAAAAGCAAATATCAAAGTAAGAGTTTTAACAACTTACATGGAAAATGTTAAGGCGATTAAAAGCGCCGCGGTTACCAAACTTAATACGATACTTGAATCTTATACCGACAAATATAAAATAATCTTTGTTATGTATTTCATTGAAAGACGCGCTATTGACGATATAGCTTTAGCGGTCAATTATAATCGCCGTCATGTTGATCGAATTGTTGCCAAGTTTAAAACGGACTTGGACGAAAATTATCCAGTAGCAAAATAAACGAAAGGGGGCGGAGAAATTCGCCCCTTTTTTTGTCTTTTTTGTCTTTTAATAAAAGCGGACAACCCCTGTCCGCTTTTTGTCCGCTTTGTCCTTTGATTTAGTGTTGACATTTTCTCCCATCTATGCTTATTGAAAAAAAGCGACAAAATTATAATAAAAATGCAACATTGACAAGTCAGCAAGTTATCCCCACGAAGCAAAACCGGAGTAAACAAGAGCTGCGCCCAAGCTCCTAATTCATGACCGGACTAAATCGGACTAATATATTAAGTCCGAATTTACGTTGTCGTAAAGTTGTTGTGTTTTTGTCGTGATTTTGTTTTAGGCGATTTAAGACACAAAAAAGAAAAAGACCGGGAAGAAGGTTGTCCCAGTCTTTTTTTGTTGTCCGCTTGCTTCTTTTCGGCCTTATTCTTGATTTTCTTGCTGTGTCGTTATCTCTTTACGAATAAGTTCACGGAAGAAGTCAGTTTTGTTTTCAAGGTTCGCGAAGAATTCGAGTATATCGGCGTCTTGCTTTATGTTGAGCCTAAATGTTAGGCTTTTAGTTGTGCGAAGTAGTCGTTCATTATCATTCTCTCGCTTCGCCTTGTCCGCTTGCCACTTGTTAGCGTGAACGCGGCGGATGATTTTCTTTCTTGCCATATTATCGTTGCTCTCTTTCTTGATATTAGTATAACTCATTATTCGGCGTTGTAGTCGGAAGCTATATAATCAGTCCACAAGCACAAGTCGAAGTATAATTCGTTGTTGTCGTCCCGTTCAACAAAGAATTCGTTATTTTCTAAACCGGGATATTCATTGAGTGCAAGTTCGATTTCTCCGATAAAGTCTTCGTCATCCGCCCATCCTTCCGGCAATTCTTCAAAGCGTTCGTCAATTTCGCTTTGGTAAACTATCCAATTGTTTTCGTCTTGCTCTAACACGGCGGTAGCGTAAACGAAGGCGGCAATTTTGCGAGCGTAACTGCTTATGTTTCTTTGTTCGTCTAATCTTTTTTGTATTTCTTTAGCTTCTTCAATGGCTTCTAAAACATAAGTTAAAGCGATATAATCTTGGCCATCAATTTCACCGCTTCCGTCTAGTGATAAGCGTTGCGTTAGGTCTAGTAAGTCGTTGTAATAAGTTTCGGTGATAAGTTTCATTTTTTCAGTCATTTTCTTTAGTTCCTTTTCTTGTTTATTTTGGGCAGTTTTACGAATTGCCTGGGTCGCTTATTTTGCTAGTTGAGTAATACTTGAATAACTTTGTATTCTTCGTTGTAGTTGAGTGACGATTTAACGTTCTTGAGCGCTTGGCCGTTATCAACGAAGACGAGCGCTTTTTCTAAGTCATAGCTTAAGTCGAAGTAAATATTATTTTCGCTATCGACTTTTACATTGCTTGTGACTGTCATTGCTCGACTACGGCAGTCAAAACCGACTAACACTAAATACTTTTGCTTTTGCATTGTTGTTGCTCCTTTCTTTAATTTCCGTTGCCGTCAAGTTTACGCCCGGCAAGTAGCGCTGTATGAATTTCAATAAGTCTTGTTTTTGAAGCGTGAATATAAATTGTTTCTTTTTCGCGCCCGTTTTCGTGATACTTGCCGCCACTGTTGCGGTGGCTGGCTTCGACGCTATGATTTGATACGCGGTAATCTTGGCCGTTAATCGTGAAGTAGTAACTGTCATTAGTTGCGCTGCTGCTTATTCCATGCGCGGCGCAATAGTCGTCAATTTCGTTCATTTTTTGTGCAAAGGCTCGTGCGGCGCTCTTGCTTGGTTTCCATTTGTAAGCCATTTTTATTTCCTTCTTTCTTTCTTGATTTAAAACGGTAAAGCTTCGTCTTGATAAAGTGCTTTAATCGGGTTAATTTGCGCTGGTCGTCCCCCGAGTTGTTGCTCGAGCATAAAGCACGTTGACAAGGCGTCAGCGGCAAGGTCACTCACTGCGTGATAGTCAGCAATTGAAAGCCGCCCACCTTGTAGCGTTTGCACCCGGTCACAATAAACGCCGAGAATGTAGTTGTAGAACCAGTCAAAAATAAGCTTGTCGTTTTCGGTTTCAAAAGCCAAGTCGTAGACGGTGAAGCACATTTTAACAATGTTAAGCGCTCGGCGTTGTAGCCCTTCCGGAGTTAAAAGTTTTTTGCTGCCGGCAACACTTCTGACGGCGTGACCGGTTGCGGTCTTTTCAAGGTTAATCATTTTTAAGTTGTGGGCTGCTTTTGGTTCTTCAAGTTTTAAAAGGCCGGTGACGTTTTGGAAGTGAGCAACCGCACGAGCGGAAGCGCCAAGATCTGGCACTCCAACTGTGGCGGTTTTTTCTTCTTTGTTAGTTTCTTCTTTTTTGGTGGCGTATTCTTCAAGCTCGAAAATGAAGTTAAAGGCTTCCGGGCTTGGTTGTTTTTTCTCACGTAACATGCGCCAAGGTTTAACCCACGGGTTAACGCCGCTCTCTAACTTTTCGATAATTTGAGCCGTGATTTTGTCTAACTTATTTGTAACTGTTTTTTTCATAATTCCCCGCCGCTATTTCCTAACTCGCCGCGACGTCTGGCGCTTCCTTCTACCCATAGTTTAGGCGCTTTTTTATTTCGTGTCAACACTAAACACTCAACAATTTTTATTACCTTAAAAGGTAAGATTTTTTTATCTTCCAGGTTAGTGCCGGATCTCTTCGCTACATGCGCATATATACGCACATGACACGTCACATGACGCACACCTTACGCCCGCCCAAAGTTCGTTACTCCTTAAACTTCTTTACTTACTTAAACATTCTCTCTCCTTAAACTTCCGTATAGTCTTATGTCTTCTTTTGTTTTGAAAGATTATTCTTTCTCTTTTGGTTTCACGAGTGTTTCACGATAAAGAAAAATTCTCTCTTTCTCTCTTTCTCTCTTTCTCTCGGTCATTCGGTCGGTTTGTGCCTTGATTTTCGCCGATTGATATATACCCGCAAAAACTTTTGCATTAAAAGTAACTTATAAATAAGTTAAGTATGCGTTTAAGTTCTCTTTTTCGGCGGTTCAATTGTCCGCACCTAACACGATACGCAAAAAAGCGTGATTATATGCGCTTATTATTTCGCTTGGGTAGCATAACGGCGCACATTTTACACGCAAACAATGCCAGCATGACGCTTGCTGCATGCACCATGACGCGCGCACCTTGAGCAACAACAACATTTTAAAAGTCCGCACTGTAAACAACCCCCCATAGTCCCCGAAAGAGGGAGGGGGGGCGGCATACATACATACAATGCCCGGTCGCACTATACACCCATGTTTTTCCTTTCATGTCGTTTTTATGGCGTTGAGTTGTTTGGCAAGATAAACGAAAATAAAAATAAAGAGAGGGCGTGCATGTGAAAACTGGAGTGAGTTCGTTAGTGTTGAATAGTTATGAGCAAGCGATCTTGAAGGGTTTTCATGGTGAAGTCACGGTAATCGAGGACGAGAAGAGAACGGCTAAGTTAGTAAATCGTTTTTTGGACACAAAAATTAAGAGTGTTATGGAAGACGGGAGCGAGGCGGAGTTTTCGGTTGAAGAGTTGTTAGTGGCGACGAATATTGCACAAGCTATCAAAAAGCCAAAAGGTTTAGAAACGATTATGGAGTTGCAAAAAATCCGAGGGGAAGCGAAGGACATTCAAGAAGTAAATGTGTCGTTAGTGGACGCTCGTTTAAAAGGCATGGGGTTTAAAAAGTTAGATGAATAGTAGTGCGGAAGTGAAATTAACGCTAGCGGATAAATTATTGTCCGAATATCGTGACGACTTAACGGTCGCTTTTCAAGGTTACGCCGTGCCAGTTTACTTCATGATCGAAAAATATTTAAAAATCGTGGATAAAAACGGGCGTTGTATTGATTTTGAACTTAATCGGCAACAAATTGCGCTCTACATTGAGATATGCGAACAACGTAGGAGTGGGCGGCCGATACGGCAAAACGTGTTAAAAAGTCGGCAAATCGGGTTTTCGACACTAATTGCGGGGATGTTCTTTGTTATTGGGATGTTCACGCCAAATATGAGCGTCGGCGTTGTCGCGGATATTAAGGATCACGCTCAAAATATTTTCAAGAAGTATGAATTCTTTTATGACCATTTAGACGATAACAACCCCCACCGGGAAGAAATCGAGAAATACGCTCGCGAAAACAAAGGGGCGTTACACCCCCATAGTTATAAACCGACGTTAAAAGCGCGGCGCGGTCAGTCGTTTTTAGAAACGGAAGCCGGAAACTCGATTATTGAAGTTGTTGTTGCGGGGGAAAGTAGTGGACGTTCGGGAACGTATCAACTCCTCCACTTGTCAGAAGCCGCGTTCTTCACGAATTTAAAAGTGACGATGAACGGGTTGCTTGAAACCGTATCGAGCAATAACCTCAACAGTATGATTTTTATTGAAACCACCGCGAACGGCTTTAACGAATATAAAGAGCGTTGGGATAAAGACGTCGTCGGCCGGACAGCGTATAATGCGTTTTTTGTGCCGTGGTTCTCGAACCCCGAATATGCGGATATGACATATTTAAAAGACCCCGCTAAAGAATTACCGCTTTTTGAGGAGTGGTTCTACGAAAAAATAAAAGCGCACCCCGGGTTAACGAATGCGCAGCTTATGTGGTATTGGAATAAATATCAAGATAAGGGCGACAAGGGGATGACGCTCCAAGAATATCCGTTTAGTCCTACCGATGCTTTCTTAACGAGTGGGAACTGTATTTTCGGGGCGGAGCTTGTGGCACGCCGCAAAGACGAAGTCTTAAAAGAACAAATGCTGAAGAAACCGATTACCGGTCACTTTGTCTATGAAGCGCACTTTAGCCAAGACGGCTCACAAATCGAACTGAAACGGGACGCTTTTGTTCCCGGACGTAATGGCGTCATCAAAATCTATAAAGAACCAATTAGCACGCATCCTTACGTTGGCGTTTGTGACCCCAATAACGGCGGAAGTGACGACGCGGCAATTCAAATCGTTGATAACCACACGCTCGAACAAGTTGCGGTTATGTATACCAATGAAATGGATCACGATAAAATTGCATATCAATTCTACCTTCTTGGCAAAATGTATAACGTTGCGCTACTTTCTAACGAAATGAATATCGGTAAAGCTGTAATGGACTACCTCATTAAACTGAAATATCCGCGGCTTTATATTAACCAAAAAGCTGCTTATGAAGACTTTCGTCAAGGTATTAGTAAACGTTTTGGTCACATGACCACGAAGGCGAACCGCTCGTTTATGCTTGAAAGTCTTAAAATTGCGTTCCGGGAAAACCCTTATATGATTAACGACTACGAAACACTTTCACAAATGGAGAGTTTTCAACGCATTGAAAAAATTAGCGGAACGGGAAAATCAACGTTTAAAGCGGAAGCCTCCGGCGGAAACAAAGACGATTTAGTGATGGCGCTAGCGGGCTTTTTTGAGGTTCGTGGTCAACAAACCGCCCTTTTAACGAAAGAACATGCGCGCCTCGATAACAAAATGAGTTTTGATGAAGCAACTATGTATATCGAGAAAAAGCGGCGTGAACAAAGCCAACCCAAACTAAATAAATTAGAAAGGCAAGTAGGTATTAGATTTTAATGAACGCGGAAACAATGAAAAAAATTAAAAATATGACCCCCGAAGAATTAGCGCAATACAAAGCGTTTATTGCGTTTTTTGAGTTATTAGGGGTGAATGAAGAAGACCTCATGAATGCGGTAGCGCTCATTAAAGGTTATCCCGAACTTATTAGCAAAGCTAATACGATTATTGCGACGCAAAAAGCTCTTGACGATAAAATACTTCGCGTATTACATAAACCAAAAGACGAAGGCGCGCCGATCAGCGCTCTGGACGATTTCAATAAGGAAGGCGCAATGTTAAACCCGTATGGAAAGTAAAGGTAAAGTTTTTAACGAAACTGTTGCGTATCGGAGTTATAAACGTTATCACGATACCTTTTTCGTTAAGTCTAATCTCGCGGCTGTCTTAGCGGAAGTCCGTAATTTTGTCGCGGGACGGCAATATGTTAACCCACTTTTAGACGGGCAACCGAAACCAACGTTTAATATTACTCGTGAATACGTCGAAAAAGTTACCGCTAAACTCCTTGAAACCAAACATAGCGTCGGATTTATTGCTGATAAGGAAGACGAAAGTCTGCGCGAAATCGACGATTTCTATGAGTATCAAATGAAACAAATTGATGACGAAGATATTACGCAACAAGTGGCGCGCCAAGGCGTTATTGACGGCGTTGCTCTAGCAATTACTAGTTTTGATAATGACACTATTGGCACAAATAGCCTTTATCGTGGCTTCTTAAAGCGCCAGGTCTTACTTTTTGAAAATACATTTTGGGAAAACCCATATTGTGAAGATCCACAAGACCAACAATATTGGGGTTATTTCTTCCCAATGGATATTAAAGCGATTAAAGAATTATGCGAAGACCACCTTAGCGATGAAGAAAAAGAAGAATATATTGTTCCCGACGAATACTTTAACTTAAGCGAAACTGATCGTGAAAAAGTTAAAAATGATATTGATAACGAAGTGGCGATGGTCTATGTCCGCTTCTTCCGCGTTAACGGCGAAGTATTCTTTGAACTTGCGACACGTTATGTTGACTTATATAAAGTTCCCCACTCACTAAACCCGAAAACCAATAAAACAATTATGAAAAATCTTAAAAAAGATTTAGAAAAACGGGTGAAAGAGGATGAAGAAGACGTCAATAAAAAGGTTATTGATTATGCTACGGACGGCGCAAAGTATTTACTCTTTACTAGAGCGGAAAAAACAACGCTTTCGCAACATAATAAAGAAAAATCAAAGTTTTGGCGCTATCCAGTGTCGGTTTTCCGGCCTTATCCCATTGTTGGCTCAATTCTTGGCGAAAGTGGGGCATCACAAATTATCGCTAATCAAAAAATTGTTAACTACACATTCTTGCTCATTATTCTCATTATGCAAAGTCATGCCATGCCGAAGATCCTCGCAAAAGAAGAATCACTACGAGGGCAAGAATATGATAATTCGCCAAACCAAATTCTTATTGACTATACACCGGTTACCGCGGGCGTGCAGTGGGGTATTACCCGCTTAAGTAGTGGCGACGCCGTTAATTCTAATTTAATCGAAATCGGCCAACGTATTATCGGTCTTACTCGTAATATCAATGGCTTTGACGATTTAATTAGTAATGCCTCTAAAGATTTAAGTGGTTATGCGTATCAACAATTAGTGCAACAAGCAAATCTCACCCTCCAACAACCGCAAAAACGATTATGGAAATACATTAAAGAAAATGCCCGCACCGATTTACTTTACTTCAAACACTATGTTGATAAAGCTAAATACTTTATCCGGAAAAGTGGAAGTGAAGTCGAACTAAACGAAAACTATCGTGAAATGGCACAAAACATGGTGGCGTCCGGCAAAATTGACGGCGTGCCAATGGATACAGTGTTACCAAAAACAAAGCAAACCGTCGTGCGTGATATTGACGAAACGATGTTTGATAGTGAATTTAATGTCATTGTTGACGTTGAACAAGGTATCGCTGGTTCGGAAATTAGCGAGAGCCAACACTATAAAGAAGTATTCCAATATGTGGCCTCCGGTAATCTTGACGTCGATAAAATTAAACTTTGGGTTATGAATGACCCGGCGTTTAGTGCGAAAACCAAACAACGGCTTAGTAAGGCTTTTGAAGCCCTTGAAAATAGTCAGTTGCAAATCAAAAACCAAGAAATCGCCGAACTTCAAAACATTATTCAAACACTCATGCAAAACATGAAGACAATGGAAGGCAATATGGAATTCTTAAAATCGCGCGACACCGCCCGCGAAAAAGCATTTAAAGAACAAAATGCCTTAAATAAAGCGGCAGTTGAAGCGTTCGCCGCGCAAGGCGGAGGCGCACAAGTCATGAGCGAGAGTGAAGTGAAGGCGCAAAACGCAAAAGGTATCAGTGGCGGCAAGTTTGATACCACCCCTTAATTTAGTTATTTCGCCCTACGGGTCGAAGATAAATCGCCACCTATGGCGGGCATAAGCCAAAAATAGACTACCCAGTCATGGTGAAAATGGCAATTCGGTATTCCAACCCGTGCGAAAGGAGCAAGAAATGGACGACGACAAAAAAAAGGTTGAGGAAATTATTGACGACGAAAATAAAGACCTCACCGACGAGGATGTTACGAACGATCCGCAAAATGAAGACCCCAACGTCGAGAAGTCTAACGAAGACGATAATCCGGAGGGGGATAAAAAACCGGATAAAACGAAACAATCTCGCGAGGAAAACGCACGCTTTGCTGAATTAAGACGCAAGAATGCGGAACTCGAAAAGAAAAACAAAGAGCTGGAAGCGGAAGCTACAAAGGCAAGCTTCAACGCTAAAAAAGAAGGTATCACTAAAGAAACGTTAGCAAGTGTAGGCCTCGACGCTATCGAAACTGAAAGTGACCTAATTCTCGCTAAAGCCTACGAAAAGGCAATAGCGGACGGCTCAGAAGAACCGTTAAAGGACGCACTTAAGGCACAACGTGACTATAATCGTCAAGAAGCGGAAAAGACACGCACCAAGACGGAACAAGAAAACGCCATTAAACAAGCGATTATTGATGACCAATTAGCTTTTAAAAAGAAATTTGGTATTGAAACGTCAGCCGTGTATGGCAAAGACGAGCGCTTTATGAAAATATTCGGCGACTTGTTAAAACCAGGTAACTTTACTTCTCTTTATGAAAAATATAAAGGGATCTTCCCCGACGAAGAAGGGGAAGACGAAGAAACCGCTAAAGGGAAGGGAACATTCCCAACCCCGCAAAATAAAGCTCCAAAGAAGCAAACCAAAAAGGAACTTCATGAGCTTGACGATGACGAATTCTTGGCAGCGTGGAATAAAAAATATGAATTATAGCCTTTAGGAAGAGGAATAAAATGCCAACAATTAACCCAGTTAAACACGGTGATCTTACCGATCAACAAATCACTGAAATTAAGAAAAAAGTGTTGCTTCAAGCAGCGCATGACGAATTTTTCGCAAAATTCTCTCATAAAGTCCCTTGGAAAAAGGGCGCAAAGACAATGTCTTACCGCCGCCTCCTTTATCCAAAAGTTAACCCCGAAGACGTTAAACCATTGACGGAAGGTATTGCACCTCGGCCGTCAAGAATTGGTTATGGAACGTTCGAAGTCGCGGTTGAAAACTATGCGGACAAAGTCCCATATACCCGCGAAGCCGTTCAATATAACATTGATGACGTCGTTCGTGATTCGGGCGAAACTCTCGCCTATATCTTTGCGCAAAAATTGGACTACATTAAAGGGAAACCTTTTATTAGTTCACGGGCTAGTATCAGTTATGATACAAGCATTATCAAAACAATGCGTAAAGCAAAAATCACCCTTGATAAAAACAAGGCTAAAAAATGGGAAGGCGGCCTCTATTTAATGATGGCTACCCCGGAAGTTATCGAAAAACTTCAAGACGAGTTAGTCGCTCTTGGGACTTCGCTTGACGAAGCAACCAAAGAAGAATTAGCTCGTGGAATCGTTGGCCGGAAAAAAGGCTTTGTGATCGCTTCCGTTCCAAGTGACTTATTTAATCTCACTGGTGCGGACGCTGGCAAACACATGGTTGCTTTCGTCGGTCGCACGTTCCAAGGAACGTCCCCAGTTTCCGTTTATCAATTAGGCGACATTGAGGTCTTTAATAACCCATTAGGGTCGGCGGTTCTTACCGACGAAGACGGCAACATTACCGCTGACGATAACCGGCAAATCGGGTCGGTCGCCATGAATGCTGACGGCTTAGCCGCAGTCGTTAATGACGACTTATGTATCCTTAACTGTAAAATCACGGTTGCCACAATTGGCGCTACCGACTTAGCGGATAATGAACGGACTGGCTTCGTTTCAAGTTCCGGCTTTGGTTTCCTCGGCATTGACGTCATTAAAGCGGCTGACGGCGAAGAGGTTGCTAGCCCAACTATTGTTGTTAAAGTTAAAGACTCTAACGGCACTACGGTTAGTCCGGAATCGGATGGAACGTATAAACTCACTGCTGGTGTCAAATACTACTACAGCGTTGCTAAAACAAGTTACACAACTGTAACTGGCTACTACAACGCCAAAGCGTTTGATACCACGCTTACTATTGCATTAACCTTAGCTTAGTCTAATCAATGTAATTCAAGTCTAGTCAATTAGTCGAAGGTTTGCCGGTTTCCCTTTAAAAACCGGTAGAAATGTGAGGAATATAATGGCAAAAGAAAAACCAGTCGTGGTTGCTGAAGCAAAAGAACCAATGGTCTTGATCCAAATTGGCGCTGACCAATTAAACAAAGGTAAAGAACAATTCAAAGTTTACCAATTAGACGGTGTCACTATTCAAGTTGCAATTGGCAAAATTGCTAAAGTCCCGTTATGGGTCGCTGAAGCTGCGGTTAGAGCCGGCGACATTGAATCATTCGACACTATTTAAAAACGCTTTAAGAAACGCCCGCAAAAGGAGTAAATATGAAATTATCCGAGTTAATTTACGAATGCGTAAAAGACAGTATTACAATCGCAAATTCGAGCATAAGCTATGAAGGCTTTATCAACGAATCATTTTCAACGACAAAAGATTACGCGCTTCAATATGCGGGCGTTTTTAGTGCCGTCAATTTAGCGGTGGCACGATTACAAACTTATGATAAAATTCCGTATGCAACGGAAGCCAAAACAATTACCTCAAACATTTTCGACTTTGATCTCGGCACAGTTGTTAATGTTGTGGAACTAATTGCCGGTCAATATACAAGACTGGAATTTCGTAATATTAACCAAGGCAAAGGCGTTATGTTATTAGAAGTTTCACGGAAGCGGGAAATTATCGTTGAATATAAAGCACGTATTCCACGCTTTTCGGAAAAAGATATTAAAAAAATCGAACTTGATCCAAATAATGAATTAGTGGTTGTCGACACTAATATTGACCTTGAAACAGAATATGGAATTACCGATGTTATGTGCGACTACATTAAAGCCTTTACTAAGGGTCAACTTTTAGAAACAATTGCCCCGGACATTGCTAATAATCACAATAACCGCGCTGAACAATATTTCCAAAGCTTAAATCGCGCAACAACGAGTTTTAACGCTAACAAAGTCAAAAATAGACATGGAGGTCTTTGGTAATGGGGTTCAAACCGCTTTCTTTAGGTTCGGGCAACCGCCGCGTAACGGGAGTAACAAACTTTAGCGGTGTTGATTATGCGACACAACGTTTTAAAGTTAGTCAAAACCGTGCTATTGACATTTTAAACTTTCTTTATAAAGACGGCGTTATTCAAAAAAGACGTGGCACGGAAGAACTTTATCATGTTTTAAAGACATATTATATTCCGGTTGACTTTGTTAATGGCATTAGCGAAGTTAACGAATATAAAGAAAACGCCACTAACTTTAATGGACTGTGGGTTTTTACGGGCGAAGATAAAAATGAACATATTATTGCTCATATTGGCAAACTACTTTATGAAATCAAAAATATTGGGCAACACAATATGAGTATTACCCCAATTAGTGTCGGGACAGACAAGGTATTGTTTGAGGGTAATCTTTACACTTATGCTTATGAATTCCTTGATTATAAATCAAGTGCATTTGTGGGCGGTAATAAGCTTTATTTTCTTGGCGGTAATAAATACATGAGTTTACGGTTTTTAGATGAAAACCCATTATTAAAACCCGTTGAAAATAGCGAAGATACTTTTGTGCCGACAACGACTATTTCCATTACTTATGAAGGCAGCGCATTTCCTAACCGCGCGAATTTAGATAAAGTCAATATGCTTTCTAAATTGCGGAAAAATGAGCTTTTAAGCGGAACACAAAAAGTTGAAAATGCAATTTTAACAAGTGATAACTTTGAGTATGTTTTGGACGCTCCCATTGTTAGTGAAACCGCAAACGATTTAGCGGATATTCTTATTGTTCTTGAAGAAGGGGGAGTAATTTAATATGCCAAACTTTGTAGGTAGTCCTTCTTTTCCTTTTAATAACGATACCTTTAGTGCACAAGCTTTTCGTGAACAAGGTTGGCAATCCGAAGGAATTTCTAGTTTATTTATTGCGAACAATAATCTTCAAACCGAATCAGCGGGAAATATAAAAATAGGAAATGGCCTCTATTCATCATATAGTCGCTATTATCTTAAAAACAAAACAACTAGCGAATATGTTGTTTTGCATACGGCAGCAATTTATATTTATGCAAGTGGTGATATTGGTTCGGGAAGTTTATTAGCATCTATTTACGATCCTTTAGGGAACGTTATACCACTAACATTTACTGATGAGAATATTTGGGAATTTGATGGCTACGCTTATATTGTTGGTTCGGGCGGTAGTAATTATAAATATTTTCCGGTTTTTCGCGAAAAAACACAAAAGAAAGTTTGGGTGGGTAATTATCAAATAAATAAAACAAACCCAAGCAAAACTTCATTTGCACCCTATGAACCATTAAATGAATTGTCGGGTATTGCGCTTTCATATTATGAAAACGAGCAAGAATTTAGTTCGCTACAATTGTGGGACTGGCATGAAACTTATAAGAATCTAACTGATTTAACACATATTAAAAATGCGTCATTTTCGCACAATTTTCCCACCGCTGGTTATTACACAACACCTAGCACAACCGTATATTTTAATGTTGATATACTTGGCACAACTTTCACATGGACGCTTAATGTTACTGATTGGGCAAACAAGTATTATAGTATTGTTGAAACCTCGACAAGTTACACTATTTATAGTGGGAAAGCGGTGGCGAGTGACTTTTTAAACTCTTTTAAAATTGTTTACACAACAAATAATGCCTATAAAACAATTGCAATTGATTACGCTACAAGTCTTGATATTAGCAAAATGTCAAAAACAACTATTAGTGAAAGCGATTCTTCGCTTAAGTTCAATTATCAAGTTAATACAAGCAATACAATTTCAAACGTAACGGTTACGAAAAACATTAAAAAACTTGCTTCGGGCAGCGCAAAATTCGCTAATGTTACATACAAAAAAACATATAATCTTGGCGAGTTGATCGCAAACTTTAACCCAAATACAAAAGGTTCTTTAACTTATTCGGACGGTTCAACCATTAGTTTAGCAAGCATTAGTTATGCAAGCACTCCGACAGTTACTACCTCATTAGGAAATCTGCCAATTACGATAGGCGCGGAACATGGGTTGAATTTTACAATGACTTATACATATCCAACAACGCACCTCGGCACTCTAACGGTTACTTTTGACTGCGAAGTTGCGGAAACGCAAGATATAGCCAGTATGGTTTTAGTTAATGCCAAAACACGCTTTATTTATGGCGAAGTTATTGATTTTGGCAGCACAGCATTAGGAACTAAAATTGAATGTTTTAATGTTTATGGTAATAAAGTTAGCGAAATTCTATATGCTGACTTTAATGCGCACAATACAACGAAGGATAGCCGATACGGGAAAACTATTAACGGAACGGATATTACACTTACTACAAGCGAACTAACACTAACAAGCACTTTTGATGACGTGTTTTCTATTAGCCAAAAAATTAAAATATCATACGCCGCAAGTTTGGTGGTTAATAGCTCCGCAATTAACAAATTTGTTTATGTCGATAATTCGTTTACTGAATTCACTGATTTAAACCTCGCAACCGCAACTGTTACTTATTACAACAATAGCGGCGCAAGTTTAGTTACGGAAACAAAAGACGTTACTTCGGTTTTAAACTTAAGTCATGGCACACTTAACTTTGCTTTAAATACACAAGTTATCACCATTGCCGCAACCGCTGTTTATGAAGGGCGGACAATTTCTTTAGCGAACGCTTTTCAAATTACTTGCGAACTCATTCGGCCGACACAAATTGTAGTCACGGGAACGGGCGGCACAACGGTTTATTACGATAATAACCAAGATACTTTTAAAACACCGACCGATTTAGCTTTCTCACTCATTTTCAATAATCACACGGAAGCAAGTCCACACATTGGCGTAATTAACCCTTTAACGGAATTAACTTTTTATCGCAATGCCGCTTTAACACAAACACTAAACACAAGCAGTGTCATTGTTCCAAGTGGCGGAAATCGCATTTATTTCAAACATAAAGATTATGACTTATCGGGAAGTTACGTTATTTCGTTTATTGAGGACACAATTGACGTTGTGGAAATTAACACGCCATTGAACTTTATTCTTGGTAATCGTTTTAATACTCTTCGAAGCTTATTTGATATTAAAGCGACTTACATTTCCGGACGTAGTGTCACCAACTTTGAGTTATATAACTTTAAGCAAACAACTGTTATTTTAAGTGCTACCGCACCGATTATTATTGTTGATGGGAATGAATATACACTTGATATTAACGATATTACCTTTGTTAAGCCACATATTAGCGGAATTGACGTTGATACAAGCGTTTTAAATACTTCTTATAGTAACGATACTGACACTATCGACATTGCTTCTAATATCACGGTAGTTACGAAATACGCTGGAGCGGAATATGTTCAACTATGCACCTACGATCAAGCTGGTTTAACCGCTAATGGTAAATATACAATTGATAATGAAGATGTCGCGAATGGATTTGGTTTTGACGGTTCAGACGTTGTTAGTATTGATATGGAAGGCGAAGTTGAAAAGACACTTGAACTAGAAATCACGGTCTTAAATTACTTTGATAATGGCGATACCACAAACAATACAACAAGCATTTTTATTAACGTGCTTGAAATCACTGATATTACGGGAATTTCGTTATTTAAGTTAATGCGAACATATAACGTCGGTGATACCTTCCTTGATTCCGATATTGACGATACGGAAATCTATATTTATTACAACAAGAAAGAAACAGTTGGCGCTGAAGAAGTGGTTGTGCAAAAGAAAAAACGAATTCGGCTTTCGAGTGGGTTTGGCGCTATTAACATTTTCCCAATTAAAGGCACAAAGTTTATTCGCACCAACGACGCACTTACGGTGAGAATTACCGCTGCCACTAATGAACGAGCCTCGCTTGAATATACCGTAAGTGTTAGTGCGCGTTCCGTTGCGGCAACCGATATTAAGAAACACACTTTAAGAGTTGTGCAAATTCCTTCTTATACTCATAAAGGCGTTGTTTTTAACAATAAATACTTGGTTGTTGAAGACGAATTTACAAGCGTTCTCAATGGTGTTAGGAAACTTAATGTGGGTGTTTCTATTAACGATATAAAGGTTTACGGCTATATTGATAACGTAAACGATAAAACAAGTAATGGCCGTGTTATCTTCTTTGAAGATTATGTGCCGCCCGTTGTTGGTGAAAGCAATATCAAAGTTACTTTCCCTTGTTTTGTTGAAGGGCAAGCTGATTATATTAACAAATGCACAGTTGGCCAACTTTTCGGCAATAATAACTCGAAGAATAGATTATTTTTAAGCGGAAACCCCGACTTACCCAACTGCGACTGGCATAGTGGTGCTATTAACACAATGAAAATTGATGGTGATTTTAGTGATGAAAATGGCGACTTTTCTTACTTTGACGATTTATCTTATTGTTTTTATGGCCAAACCGATAATAAAATCATTGGTTATGACATTGTTTCAAATGACAAAATGGTGGTTTTAAAATCAAAAAGTGATAAAGAACCGACTATTTACTACCGGACAAGTGGTTTAATTCAAGCATTAGACGCAAGTGGTAATGCTTTGACTGATTTTAGCGGCCGTTCACTCTATGAAGAAAGTTATCCGCTCGTTGTTGGCAATATCGGTGTTGGGGCGTTAACAAACAAAGCTATTCTTAACTTTAATGGCGATACCATTTTCTTATCAAGTGACAAACAGCTTGACGGCCTTGACGTTGAGGGAGTTATAGGCGATACCCAGCGCTATGCTAATACTCGCTCATATTTTATTAACCCTTTGTTAAAAACTATTGATCTAAAAAAATCGTGGTTATATACAAACCGAAAATATTTATTTTTAGTGACTAAGGACTTTGTGTTAGTGTCCCACTTTGAGGCGTTCAACATTGAAACAAAACAATATGAATGGTGGAAGATTAACATTGCTAACATTAGTTCGTTTATTGAGGTTAACGAAGAATTATACTTTGGCACTACTGAAGGTAAGTTCGTTAGACTTGAAACGGATGGTTTCCAAGATATTACAAAGATATTTCTACCGGAAGGCGCGGCCGTTCCACTTGTGAGTGGCCAACAATTCGATGACCAAATTCAAGTATCGAATACAATTATAAATCAACTTATCAATGGCGACGACTATTATTTCACCATTGTTTCTAAAGAAAATGATTATAACAGTTATATGTATAATCAAGTCGCTGTTATTAACAATGTTAAAAACGGGACGTTTGACTTATATCTTGATAAAACACTAAACGCATTAGAGGTAGTTGGGCTTGTTGATTCCAAACTTGATCAAGACGTTTATAATGCACTAATCAAACAACTATCCACTAAACGTATTTATTACTTAAATCGTCGGGAAGAAGAAAACGAAATCGTGGATACGAACCCCAGCTCGCCATTAAAGGTTTATGGCCGTGCTTATAAACTAAAATTGCTTGATGATTTCCACATGGGCAAGGGCTTATTATTCAAACTTATTGACGCCGAAACCGAAGAAGAATTAAGTTTACAAACTTTAAGTCGTGCTGCGCTTGTGGAGCGGATGAGCGAAACCTATAAAATTGTCGATATTGATTATGATAATTCACGTTTTAAATTACGTGATAATCGTGAGCAAACTTTAAATATTGTCCGCTATGCCGCACAAAGCATGACAAAAAACTTTAAGGCCGAAATTAGCAAATATCGTAATGTCCGAGCTTATTACATTACCGCACCACATACCATGGGCGATTTAATGCACAACAAGACCATTTGGGGGTGGACACTAACGAACGATACCCAAATTAAGAGCGCTATTGAAATATGCCAAGCGACGAATGATATTCACCTCGAAGAAATGGCGACTATCGTTGACTTTAATCGCCGTGATTATGGATTAAACCTTGAGAATTTCAACGTTGCCAATATTAACTTTGATAAATATACAATTCCTCATAAATATACGTTCTATCGGCCACTAAACGTTCCGTTTATCTCGTTTGGCTTTAGAAATAATGATTCAAGCAATGCCGTGTTAAGCAGCATGCAAATTATCTATACGATACCGTTCGCTTCCATAGGAAATAATTAAGGAAAAGGAGAAAACTTATGAAAAAACTGAAAGGTGTATTACTTGCGTTGTCACTAATTTTAATTAGTGGCGTCATGCTATTGCGTCATCGACCGCTACACAATAGTCCATTAGTCGTATTAGCGGAAGAACCTAGCGAAGAAGAAGTTGTTAGTGAAGAAGAACCGGGTGGCGAAAATATTCTTGTTGATGCGAACGGTAATGGAATTCCGGACGTTCTGGAAGATTATTACGCCAACAATATTCGCGATCAATATATTTTCGGTATTTCGCTAGGAGCGATTATAAGTGGTGCTGTCACTATTGCTGGTTATGTCTATATTTATATGAAAAATAGGGCTGTTAATAACGAAGCGCGCACTAATAATAAGGAAATCAAGCAAGAATTAAAAGAATTGCGGGAAGAAAACGCTAATTATCGGCGACAAATTGCCGAAAACGAAGCAAGACACGCCGAAGAAAAGGCTTTATATCGTGAAACACTTGTGAAACAAGATGAAGCAAATAAAATTATCTCGAAAGAGTTTAGTGCCGCAAGTAAACGCTTGGAAGCTTATGGACAATTCGAACAAAAAATTGATTCCTTACTTGCTATTGAAACGGCTAAAGCAAGTGACCCCGACTTAGTGAAAAAAGGAATTGCGGAAACAGTAATTAAAATTGCAAAAGGAGTGAAGTAGTATGGCAAAACGCGGAAAAATCAAATTAAAAGAACGCGATCCGTATAAATATCACCGCAACGCTTATTGGGGACTAAAAGCGGGACGATGGGTCAGTATCTTTTCGCCTTTTGTTGGTTTATTTATTGCGAAATACAATGATTACTTTGTTGCGGTTGACCAAAATACAAGTGTAAGAATGTCGTTTGGTGTTTCACTTTTAGTTGCGGTTGCAGCGGTTGTTGCATTTCGCGAAACTAAAATACGTGGCGAGGACGGAAAACTTCGTGCTAGTCCCGTATCAAGCACAATTGGTTGGGGAATTGCTTTCGTGTTAGCATTCTTGTTTCAAACAATTTTAAAAGATTTAACCCTTATTCTTGGCTTAGCTTTCGGCGGGCAAGCTGCCGGTTTAATTTTTGATTTATTCGCTGATAGTCAACGATTTTATATGGTGGAGTATCGCAAGGAAGGTATCCATGCTAAAGCTCGGCACGCTGAAGAAATTAACGAAAGGAAACAAGCGACCGAATGAAAAAAAATGGTTTTAAAAAGTTTTTAA